AATTGAAAGACCCGGAATTGAGTGTGTATGTGCAGCGTTAGTTACACTGGTAACGGCAGAAGCAGTAGACGAGTCTTTAGCTGAGGAAGCAAACGTACCAGTTCCCACCGAAAGGGAGTTAGTTGTCGATCCTGTAGTTCCAGTGCCGGTAGTGCCCGTGCCAGTGTTACCAGTTCCGGTATTTGCTGTGCCTGTTGTACCAGTTCCAGTATTAGTAGCAGTGGTTTCAACTCCAGAGGAATTTCCAGTGTTTGCGGTGCCAGTAGTACCAGTGCCAGTATTGCCTGTTCCTGTGTTTCCAGTTCCAGTGTTAGAGGTAGCATTTGTAATGACAGAGGAAGCTGCAGCTGAACCTGTTTCAGTGCCGAGAGTATCGTTATTAGATCCTTTACCTAAAGGAACTCTGTCTTGCAAATCGGGAAGACCAAAAGTGCCTGATCCATCTCCTGTTCCGAAGGCTGTACCGATTACAGCGAATAGTCGTGCATACGTTGTCCTTGAGACGTTAGAGCCGTCGCACAAAAGGAAGTTACCTGGTACAGTTGATCCACCAAATGGAAGAATTGTACCGGAAGGAATAATTTCAAAGCCTCCAGCTTGAGAACCATCATGCACTCGAATATTATCAGTGTTAGTATCAATAGATATTTCACCGACAACTCCAGTGAATGCGTTGTTTTGTGCTGTTGTGCCCCTTCTAAATTGTAATTGAGTAGGCATATTGTTTTCTCCTTATTTTAAAAAGCACCCAAATCTTCGTTTTGTTCTGTTCCAGAGGGTGATGTTAACATGTCAAATATTGTCAATCCTGCAGTAGCTTGTCCAAACGCATCTGTAGCTGCATTTGCTGCGTCAAGTAACCCATAGTCGCCAGTTGGGAATGTTGTGACTGAAGAACCAGCTGCCTGTCCTGATCCATCAGCAAAAATAATTTGTCCAGAGGTTAACCTTAAATTACCGCCTACAACTAAGGTATCACCCTGAAAAGGGTTTGTGTTTGAAATAGCTACAGTTCCACCGACTCTTAAATTACCAGTAGAGGCTGCACCTATTTGAACGGTTGCATTATTTTCTAGTTCAAGCTTATTACGAGCGTCTATTCCAAGACCACCCATAAATGCGGATACTTTTGTACTCATAATAACCTTTCTATCACATTATTAAAATATGGTCAACACATAAACTGAGTATATCATCATTTTACTCACCCGCCAAATTTTAAGTGAAAGCTCCTAAATCTTGTGTAGATAATTCTCCACTGGGAGTAGTGCTCATATCAAAAATTGTTAAGTCTGCAACTGCAAATCCAAAAGCATCAGTTGCTGCATTAGCCGCGTCAAGTAGTCCATAGTCACCAGTTGGAAATACTCCCCCAGAGGCTGCAATACCAGCTGCTAATGCCTGAAGGTTTGCGTTGATATTCTGATCTATACCATCTAAGAAAGCAAGCTCAGTAGAGGTGATAGCACTAACCTCAATCTTACCGCCTGACCCTGATACAAGTGCTCTAGAAGCTGTTAAGTCTGCAGTGGTGATAGTAGAAACGGCACCTGCAATATTAGCAACACGTCTAGTCTCTACGGCTGCTGCATTAGAGGAAACTGTATTGATGTTTGCATTAAGCCTGGTAAATGTTACAAAGTCATTAGATGCTGCTGTGGTTGAGTTAGCTGTAATTCTAGCTTGTAGGGCGGTGTCCTCGTTAGTAAGCGCAGTGACGTTAGTCGTAAGACGAGACTGTAAGGCTGTATCAGCTGTGTTAAGAGTAGCAACATTATCAGTAATGGCAGTATTTAGATCAGCTCCGTTAAACGCCACTGTGCTTGCAGTAAGTTGTCCGACAGATAGGTTTGCAGCACCAGTAGGGCTAATAGCAACGTTTGTATCAGGGTCTCGTGTTTCAGAGAGCGTAAAGAATTTAGCAGACTCATCATAGAAAAATGCAGCGTTACCTGAAGTTCCACGATTGAATAAAATACCTACATCAGCACTTGGCGCTCCACTGACAGAGTTTGCCAACATGATAAATCTGTCTTGGATTACTTTGTTCTCTGAATTGACAGTAGTTGTATCACCATTTACAGTAAGATTACCAGTAACGATCAAGTCGTCACTCATGCTTACTTGTCCAGTAAACTCACTATCGCCATCAACAGATAGATCGGTGCCATTTAACAGTAGCAGCTTGTCATTCTTAAAACGAGCAACGATTGTTTGTGATCCTGCTTTTTTAACTGCAACTTCAACCGCCCCATCCTCAGAGCCTGCAGAGGCATCAATAATTTTACCACTAATCTGAGAGTAGGTTTCGTTAGATCCGCCGTCATCTTTACCTTTGAATTGTACTCGACCTAAATAGTCTGAGTCAGCAGGGCTTGCAGACTGTCTATCTAAAACAATGACAGGACCAGCAGAGGAACCATCATCAGTGTTTGTGAGAGTAACGTCACCAGTAAAAGCAGTAGCTCCACTAATAATTGATGCAACGTTATCTTGCACGACATCTACATTGGCGTTGAGTCGTGTAAAGGTGATGAAATCGTTAGAGTGTAGTAGAGTGTTGTTCGCTGTAATGCGGGCCTGTAACGCTGTATCTTCATTAGTAAACGTGGTAACGTTTGTGGTAAGCCTTGCCTGTAAAGCTGTATCCTCATTAGTGAGTGCAGTAACGTTGGTCGTCAGCCTAGATTGTAAAGCAGTGTCTTCATTGGTAAAGGCAGTGGTATTCGCAACGCGACGAGCCTCAACAGCTGCAACATTGTCTTGTACTACATTTAGATTAGCATTAAGACGAGTCTCTGTATCAGCTGCTGTACCAACAGTTACTGACGCGACGTTATCCTGAACTACGTTAATATTAGCGTTCAGGCGAGTGAATGTGACAAAGTCGTTTGAAGCTGCGGTGAGAGTGTTAGCTGCGATACGAGCCTGAAGGGCCGTGTCCTCATTAGTGAGTGCGGTAACGTTTGTAGTAAGCCTAGCTTGAAGTGCTGCATCTTCAGCTGTTACGTTAGCCTGTACTAAATGCGCATTACCAGTAAACACTGAGACATTCTGAATAGTGATTTTCTTAGTTTCAGTAGCAGAAATATCATCAATGACAAATACATCTCTGGCCTCAGCATCTGTTCCAGATAGATTAGTAAGTGCAGTAATTTTTACATTTGCCATACGTTAACTCGTTTCAAATAGTCTATCATCTTGAGTGGTAAAGAAGAATCCATCTTGCTTAATTAGGTTGAATGAGGCTTCTTGCTTAATCAGTGCGCGATTATCTTGAGTGATTATAACATCGCCAGATTGGGTGAGCAATAAATCATCTATGACATCATCAGTAGGAGTCAGACCAAATCTACGTCTGAACGTTGAAATGCGTAAGAGAAGACCAAGACTGAGCGGCATTAGCTGCGCTCACTCACATACACTGTGCCTCCAGTGCTGACTTGAATTACTGCCAAAAATCTATCTTCACGCTCATCAAAGTCTGTCCCAAGAGATAGGTCATAAGGAACTGTCCCAGGAATGTAGTGAGAGGTAGATTGATTAGCAGTTACGGTAGAGTCACCAATCTCAACAAAGATATCCTCTTCAGCATACACAGTTATAACACGAGTAGTTTTAGAAAAGGCGGACGAGCGTGCAGAGGTGCCTGATGCGGTTAACTGTTGACCTCCACCAGGTTTAAGGCTTAACACTGGGATCGCAACGTTAGCATCATCTTTTGGTTGTTTTGACATCTTTTCTCCTCGGCGGGCGGCGGCACCCATCGTTCCTAACGTGCGCGAAGCGCTCGCGATTTTTTTTCTCTGTCTCACGTAAAGCTGCCTTACCACTTTGCCACCAGCTTATACGTTCTTGAATTGACCTTTCTTCACATGGTCCACACTGTTTAATCACAGCTCCACTTGAATTTGTCACACAGTCTCGACAGGTCACTCCATAAGGTCTTTCATTAGTTTGTCATAGTTGTTAATCTGTACAGCTACCGCAGGTCCCTGCGTTTTCGGCTTCAGCGACTGTTCTACCTCTTGAAGATGTTTCATCCAGTCGAGAAGATCTTTTTTAGAGTAAATGCCTGTCTCCACCGCCTCTTGGATCTTTTGGTCAATCACCGAGTTGATTAGATTGATGCGCTTAATACGATTAAGATATCCCTGCGTGGCGAAAACGGAATCGATGTAAGATTTGACTTCCTTCTTCTCAATGACCGCGGTTACGCGGTCCTCTGGAAGTCCATACTCTTCAGCGATTTCGTCCACGCCCTTACCACTGAGATAATCGTTAGCAAGCGCAAGTACAACCGGGTCAAGAGGCGGAGCCTCAAGCGTTCGGTTTAGCGCATCAACAGATGTTTTGATTGTTACATCATTACTCATCATATCCACCCTAGTGCATAAGCAATGCCCATCTCAACTGCTAAGAGTGCTCCAAGCATGAACACAGCTCCTAACACAGCCATTGGCAAAAATGCATAGTCTTTCAAGCTTCTTTTTCTAGTGCAACAACTGCTCATATGTCAACCTCGTATGTAATTAGTATCTGCATGTCTCCAATTTGAAATGGCCTCATCAATCCTTCATCTGACCCAAGAGTCACAACTTGAGCAATCTCCACTCCGAGCGCACGTTGTGCGGCAGCGAAAGTGTCTACCTGATCTTCCACCTCTCTCAAGCGAAGATCAAGCTCGGCAATGTCACGATCATACTCGTATAGACGAAGATCAATCTGTAGTGTAGCAAGCTTTTGTCCTGCTCCACGCTGATCTCGTGTCTCCAAGCGAGGAACAAAAGTGATAGACGGAAAGTCATTAATCTCATCCATATACTTGTAACGCTTGAACACTTGTTCAATAGAGTTTAACGCCTCTAAATGTGATCTAAAAGCATCAACAATTTGAGTGCGTCTGGTAGTCACTGCCTATCTCCTAAAAAATCACGACTTTGGCGCGTTTGGCCATGCTAAGTCAATCATTTCATCAATTGATTTTTTTCCTGCCTTACTTAAAAGATTAGTAAGACCTTCCCCTTGAAGTGAATACCATCTAAGAATATAAAAGAGTATGTCTATCTCTTCGACGTTAATAAAATTATCCTCAAACCACTCAGAAAAAGCTTCAACTGTTGGTAACTCATCTTCTAACCACTCATTGTATTCAAAATTTTTAGGGGTATGGTTAGGGTGAAGAGGACACTCAAAAGACAAGCACTGATTACCGTTAGGATCAACAGGAATTTTCATTGAGTCATAACCTACTGGTGGCATCCCATTCCAATAAAAGTTTCCAGAGTCGTCTTCATCTGTAGTAGTATTATATACAAGTGGACCGTATTTATATTTTTCCATTTTTATCTCATAAAATAATTTTAGGATTCGAGTTGAACTCGATTTAAAACTATAGTCTAGTATAGTACTCCCTTAAAGGGATGTCAAGAATTAAGGTGTTTTTAAGAAAATACCAGGTCGAGGCTCTGTGAGTGAAGCTGTACAGGTGCGCGCAACATTAGTCCACATAACCGCCCTACTACGCAACATTATTGCGTCAAATTACTGACGCATTATTTTGCATTTTTTTCTTTTTAGGGGTTGATTTAACGGGCAGGAACCCTTATATTCTATATATAACCTGATAGGGAGACATCGAAATGAACATCATTGGTTACACGCTCGTTAAATTCTTCTTCGCTCTGCAATGTCTGGCTGGCTTTTTTCTGATGCTGTTCGGCGCAGGCATGATCGAAAATCCTGACAACACTGTCGCCTTGATCGGTGGCATGACCTGCACGATTGGCGTTCTGGTTTTTGTAATGTTCGGCGTTCTGCTGGCTCGTAGGGAGGACTAAACATGACTGGCAAAAAATTCGACGACTTTGATCTGACTGAACTGGAAGCTGAGTTTGACAAGCTTCCGCCTGAGATGGTCGAGGAGATGCAAGCGGAGTTTGACGCCATCTTTGAGGATGGCGCAGCTCCCACAACATTCGAGGAGATCTTCGGGGATATGTAATCCCCGACCCGCGCCAGCTGGAACAAAACGTGAACAGGCCCGGCGGCCCGCCGATTTTTCCTTTGTTTTCAATAGGTTAGCAAGTCTGTTTTGGCTAAGGCATTGATTTTTAACACTATTTTAGGCGCAAAATTCTTTTCTTGATGGTCTGAAAAAAGCAAAAATTTTCTACTGTCTGCTCTTGAAATTTAGGGTCACAAGGCTTATATAAGATACATAACAGATAACGAGGTTACAAATGATCCGCAATATTTCCATCTTCGATCTTGACGGCACTGTCATCGACTCGTCGCATCGTCAGGCCACCAAGCCTGACGGCACGCTTAATCTTGAACACTGGTTTGAGAACGCTACGCCTGACAAGATCGCGCAAGATCGCATCCTGCCTCTGGCCGAGCAAATCCGCAAGCGCACCAAGGCTGGCGATTACGTCGTGATCTGCACAGCTCGCACAATGACCTTCGCGGATTTTGAATTTCTTTTCGAGAACGGTCTCTGCGTTGACAAGATCATTTCGCGTCCCGCTGGCAACATGGAAGCGGACGGCAAGCTCAAGGCAAAACAGCTTGGCTCGCTTTTCAATCTTCGTCAATTCAAGCTGGCTAACAAGGTCATGTTTGATGATGCCCCTTCGGTTCGTTCATCGCTCCGCAAGCTCGGCATCGCTGTCATCTGTCCCACCAAAATCCAAGAAAGGGTTAGCTAATGTTTGGGCTTGTTGGTTCCGCGCTGGTCATCGCACAGATGGCCGCGCTCTCTCTTGGGTTGCCGCTGCACCTCGCTTTTTTGTGTGGGCTGGGTGCGGCGGTCTGTTGGATTGTTCACGCGCTGGAACGAGACGATAAGGCTTTGCTTTTCGTCAATGTCGTCGTCGGCGGGTTTGCTTTCGCGGGTTTGATGCCCTAACTTTTTTTCACTCTACCCCTTGAAATCTGGGGCAACAATCCCCATATTATATAGACACAACGGAGAACGATCACATGACTATCAAACAAAACGCCTATGTCGTAATGGACACCGAAACATCTTTCCGCAATGGCCTTGTCTTCGACTTTGGCTGGACTACTATCGACAAGCGCGGCAACGTCTTAGGTTCGGGCGATCTGAATTTTCTGGATGTTATCGTGAAGGAAAAACCTTACTACGTCAACAAAATCGCAGGGTATGCCAAGCGTCAACGCCACGGCATCCATCGCGTGACTAACTTCGCGGCTGGTCGCCGTCTGTTCAACGCTCACCTTTCATGGCTGGAACGTCAGGGCTATAGGATTATCCTTTGCGCTTACAATGCTGGCTTTGACTGTCGCGTTCTCGGTGAGACTAGCAAGCGGATGACAGGCAAGCGGTTCCTGACCCACTCGGTTGATCTGCTGGACATCTGGGGGAATTGGGCTACATCTGCCCCCAAAGCCTACGATGCACCGCTCACAGCGTCAGGCCGCTTCCTGTCTACCACTGCACAGAACGTCTATCGGTTTGAGATGCAGATGCCTGATTTCATCGAGGCG